CCATGACAAGGTTTTGTACATTTCTGATAAGAATCAGACTTATATAGAGACTGTCTCTTCGGATTGGATTACTGATAAATAAAAAATAATCAGCCTACGGAGAGTTGGGCGAGTGGCTGATGCCGGAAGTCTTGAAAACTTCAAGAGGCCTTAAACAAGTCTCTCGTGGGTTCGAATCCTACACTCTCCGCCAAATTTAATGGAAATGACAAGCCGAGGGGATCGGCAACTGTTTGCTAAACAGATTGCTCCCGGAAGGGAGTCCATGTCGGATATGGGTGTTTCCGCCATTTATGAGAATACGGAGGAATGCACAGTAATATGACGTGAAAGCTAGTAAGTAGCGTCAAGTGAAGTGGCAGAGGCTCCCCATCTTACGATCCAACCTAGGAAATTGTCGTAAGGTGAGACAGGTTCGACCCCTGTTATTCTCTTCTTTTTTAAAGGATTTTAGTCATGAAACGTGTGAAAACATTCCTCATCGATCTGGCCATTATCGCCAGTGCTTCCCTCATGATCTGGATAACATATAATCCTATGTTTGCATTCGTGCTTTTATGTTTATGGCTTGATCCGAAGGGGTTTCGTTAGAATTTTCTCTAATTTTTTAAAAATATCCGTTGACATCCCGATATGAATGATTTATATTCACATCATCGGAACAACGGAGAAACACCATGGCCTACGACGAACAACATGATCACGCTGACCGTTACTTCCCCGCGATTGAGGGCTACAAGATGGCCAATGCGAAGAAGGGCAAAGCTGCCCGTTGGATGACCGAAGACGCCACCCGCGCCGTTCTGGTCGAGAAGATGTACAAGTCTTCCAACAACTTCATCGGCACCATGCTGACGAACTTTGCCGATTGGGGCTCCCTCACCGCTGGTCAGGAAGCCGCCGTTCGTAAAATCCTCGCCAAGGACGACGAGCGTAAGGCTGCTTGGAAGGCTGCTGACGCCGGTTCGGTCTTCGTCGGTGAGGTTGGCAAGCGTCAGGATTTCACCCTCACCATGCAAAACCACTTCTCTTACGAGACCGACTTCGGTATGCTCCACATTCATATCCTCAAGGACGAGGCCGGTAACGTCGTCGTCTACAAGGGTTCGAAGTATCTGGAAGCCGCTCGTGGCGAAGTCGTCAAGGGCAAGGCGACGGTCAAGGAGCATTCGGTTCGTGAAGACGTGAACCAGACCATCGTATCCCGTCCCAAGTTTGAAAAGGTGATCTAAAATGCTTGATAATGAAAACGACACACATCAGACTTTAAAAAATGCCGAAGGTATGATCAAAACACGCATTCAGAAGCGTGAAATTGAACAAACTCTTTTATCATTTCCCGCTGCTGGTGAAATAGAGAATGAAATAAAATTTCTAAAACATCTGTTGACCTACATTCAGGGAATGACCCTCAATCCTGACAATTATACGGTTGAAGAATTGCTGGAACATGCACTCATGATGTTGGGTGTTGCCCAACGTGAACAAGTTCTTAATTATATTCACAAAAAAGATTGGCTGGTCAATAATAAGACATTTGATCTGATCAAGGTGCAAAGACTCAAGTTGGCGGAAGAGAAAAATTAACTTCCTGCGAATAGATTTCCTAGTCCTTGGATTGCATCGGTGGTCACCCCCTGTGCAACTCCGGGAAGGGAAGAGATGGTGTCCATGACGCTCTGCGGCTGATTGGCAGAACCTTCCGCCGCCTTGGTGGCCAGTGCCTTCCTGCCGTTCGTCGGAGCCTTCAGGAAGGCCTGATTTGTTGAAAATCTCTTCAGGGCATCCGTGATGGTCGAAGGATTTAAAACTGACGTGGGAAGATGGGTGTCGAGTGTGGTGTTAATCGCCCCGGCGATGGTCGGCAAGACGCTCGATAGGTTTGATAAGATGCTGGCAGGCGTGATCCCGGCACCGAGAATGGCCTGCATTCCATTATTTTGAAGCTGCTCTAAAAACAGCGAGATGATGGATTCGAGGGCAGGGGCCGACACGGCACCGTTCTGGAGCAGCGGCAGAATCATATTAATTAAAGGTTGGAGAGACTGATTCATCACGCTGTTCATAGTGTCGGAAAGGACAGGCGTCTGTCCCATGTTCATCAGGGCCGTCGATAAGACGCTTTGGGCCGTGCTGGAGAGACTGGCACCCGATAGGCCTGCTGATAGCGCGTTGATGACCGTGGAGGCTCCTAGCTGGCCAGAAATCGATGATAGCGCCGATCCCAGCATGTTCCCCATCGCGCCTTGAAGTCCCGAGGCCGATCCGAAGCTGGAGATGTCTTTCATCTTAATAAATGATGAAATCGCATTGGGAAGAACTGCGTTGAGATTCTGTGGATCGACCGACTGAAGCTGCTGAAGGATCGATCCTCCAATAGAAGTTAATGAGGCGACAGTGGGAAGATCGTGGTACTTGGTCTTCTTACGGGCTTCCTCGGTGATATCCTTGCCATCAGAATCCTTCTGCTCGGTCGGCGTGTAATCAGGATATTTGATCTTGGTCTGGTCGTCTTTTTTAATGTCCTGAGTGCTTCTGGTCGAGAATCCGTTGTCGAAGATTCGCCCACCGGGAGGCGTCGAATTGGTACCATCGACAAGCTTCTCTGATCCACCCGTAGTCTCTGTGCTACTCGCGTCACCGGCCTTGGCAATGGAGCCGATCATTAGCGGCTGCTGTTGATCCCCGTCGAGGAAGTGACCAAAGACCGTCGATCCGACGATCAGGCCGACAGGAATCTTACCAATTTTATTATGCGCCGCGCTGGTGATATCCTGAAGCGGTTTGACCCATGGCAGGGCAGAATCAGGAATATTGGTCTCGTCGTCATGCAGGCCATGGATTCGAACCTGAACACGGCCTTCCTTGTCGGGGTCCATGATGTTGACGACGACGCCCCACCAATGTCTGTTATCAAACCCAAATGCTCGATCTGTCATGAATTCCTTCTTTTTTGATATTTATCGCTTGACATAGGATCGAAATCATTTATATTGATCATATCAACGCGGAGGGTTTTATCATGGCCATGTCGAAATTTGAAAAGATCAAGTTCAAGAAGTCGCTTTGTGGTGATGGCCTCGATCCCGACGACTTTGATTACATCGCGCAGGCCGATGGCATCCAATTCACCATCTATCGTGGACTGAATGGTGGTCGATGGGGTTTCGCCCTCACCGCCTATAAGGGAGAGGAAAGCCTGAACGGCTGGGGTCTTCGTTGGAGCAAGTTCAGTTATTGTAAGGAACTGGCGGAAAAAATCCGCGCGAAATATAAGGAAGTCTGAAATGCAAAAGATTTATATCTTAGACGATGGTGTCTATGGATGTATTTTTGTGATTGCGACTTCCAAGGAAGAAGCCTTAGATATAATAATTGAAAATACGGGCCGTAATCCAAATATTGATCGTATTTTTGAGCAAGAAATCTTTACTGGATTTATTTATGAAAATGGGGGAGATAGGTGATGAACGATCCACTTTATGAAATCTGGGGCGGCTGGGATGACGACCAAGACTATGGTGCCGAGGCCGAGCATCTGGAGGATTGTTTCACCCTTTCGGAGGCCATGGAGGCGGTGAGGGAATGGCGTCAATCTCAGTTCCGCTATGCTTTCGTCAAGAACAAAGAGACTGGCGAAACTGTGGAGGAATATTCAGATGGAAGACTTTGAAAAGGTGTGGCGTCGGGAGCAGAAGCGGCGGCTCTTCGTTGATCATTGTATCAACAGCTTGCTCTTCGTGACTGTCTTGGTAATTCTTGCAGCCATCGTCACTTCGTGGTATCAATATCTTGGTGGGATTGATACGATTTCCATCAATGATTTCTTTATGGGTTTCTTCAAGTGAGGGTGTCATGGCAGTTTATAATGAGATTCCATCATTTCCGATGCCGGTAGAGTATCGGATCAAAGACCCCGAGACGCTGGCATGGATGCATAAGGAATGCCAGTCAGTGTTTAATACGCCTGACGAGTTTGTGTCTTATAAAGAAGTGATGCAAATTCTGGCGTCGGCCTATCAGTTGGGTGTCTACGACGTGGTGTGGGGCGGGAAGTTTCAGGAGAAATCGGTGCCTTCAGTTTCTCCAATGAAAGAGAAAAAAGTGGTTGCATCCACTTAAAAAATGATTTAAAGTGATATTGCTCAAAATCAAGGAGTATGTATCATGGCAACCAGAAGTGAAATTGTTGTTTTATGCAAGGATGGTATCTGGCGTAGCGTTTACTGCCATAATGACGGTTACATCTCGAATAATGGTAAGATATTATACAAGAATTACAAATCTCAGACCAAGGCCGAAAGGCTTATGGGGCTGGGAAGCCTATCGGCCCTTGAACCTAAGTTCACTAAACCCAAGGGTCATACGTTCGAAACGAGAGTCGATGGGTACTGCGTCGCCTATCACAGGGATCGTGGCATGTCTTGGGCCGACACGAAACCCATGGAAGGTGCCACCCTAGAAGAGATATTTCCTGAAGCCGATAGCGACAGAGAATTTGTCTATGTCTGGGATGGTTCGACGTGGCGAGTTGGTTTTCCTAAAGATGGTGTAGAAGGTCTAATATCTTTGAGAGCAGCCATTGACAATCTCAAAGAAGGCGACTAAGATCACGATATTGCCAGAGTCGCTATCTGGCTAGGCCTGAACACAGGTAGACGTGTTCAGGATGACATGAGGAACTACCTCGGAACCGCTATCTGGAGGGCGGGACTTAAATTGAATGTTACGAGTGGAGGGACGAGTAAAATCGGTCTCGTTGAAGCTAGGCATAGCTCCAGAACTTATTCGGAGATGAGATAGGAGCCCCGAAATTCATGTGATGACATGAATTTTATCTACTGACCGACAGGCACAGACGGGTATATTATTCGCGTGATACCGCGAGTCTTCGAAACACTTTAGAGAGGATATAAGATGACAAGATGTGATTGGTGTAAACGAAATTTCAATGAATACAAAGAATGTGTGTGGGAGTCTTCGATCTATTCTCCCAACGAGGAACATCTTCTCTGTGAACGTTGTGGAGAGGCCGAAGATGTCTTGATCGAGCAGAAAGGGACGAATGATATCCCTGAACAGCTTGCGATGAGACTTCTGAATAAATAATTCTTTGGACTTGTAGCTCAGTTGGTTAGAGCAGACGCCTCTTAAGCGAAAGGTCGAGTGTTCGAATCACTCCAAGTCTACCATTTCAGTCCGTTAGCTCAATGGGTGGAGCAAGGAACTTTTAATTCCAAGGTTGTCAGTTCGAACCTGACACGGACTACCAATTTAAACAAGGATTTGAAATGTTAATTAGCCTGCCTCTTATAATTGTGTTGCTTCTTACGCATTGGTATGGAGATTTCTTTCTACAGACTGATTGGATGGCGCTGAATAAAAGTACCAACAACGACGCGCTGGCAGCACATGTCGGCGTATATACTCTGATATTATTTTTGGGCATTTTTCTTTTTCGTCTAGGTGGAGACCCAAGCAATATTCTCCTATTCGCCATAGTAAATGGTGTCATTCATTTTGATGTTGACTTCCTCACGTCTAGGTGGTCGTCATATCTCTATAAGAAAGGCGACAGGCATAACTTCTTCGTCGTCGTGGGGTTGGATCAGACGATCCATTTTCTTACCCTGTTCATCACCGCGTATTATATTCTATAAATAACAAATGTTTAACTTCTTCAAAAGGAAAAAAATGCACTACGTGGCCCGATTCGTCTTCGATGTAGACGGCAACTATCCACAAGTCTTCGCCAAGTTCATGTTCCGAAACGTGCATGTCAACTTCATCGAAAAGATTTCGCCGCCTAATCAGGCCGAGATTGTGCTGGGGCCGTTGGAGGAAGAGACGATCCGAGTCTGGCAGGAGACGTTCCGAGGCTGTGGCTGTCCTTTCAAGCTGTACACGGCTCCATGGGATAAGGTGAAGGATACGAATTATTTCCTTTGACATTCCTATAAATATGATATAAGATTCAAAAATTGGGGGATTCTTCTAACTGGAATAGGAAAACTGGCCTTCAACCAGTGCAATGTCGGTTCAAGTCCGTCATTCCCCGCCATTTTTAAAGGATATTTATCATGAAAACGCGAAATATGATTGCCAAAGACCTTCGAACCCCTAAATACAAGATGCGAGTGGTGAAGTCCAAGAAGGTCTATGACCGTAAGAAAATGAAGGATGAGAAATGAAAGTCAAGGATTTAATTGCTCATCTTGAGAAGATGCCTCAAAATCTTCAGGTTTATTGTTGTGACTCCGAATGGGGATACGATAAAGTTGTTAAACCTGAAATAAAGGAAAATGTTATCATCAGAGAGTTTTTTTCTGATAAACCAGATAGAACTATTAAAAAGATAGTTTCTCTCTGATAAATAGAATACACTAATCGCGGGATTGGTATATGGATTGTGCCTTATAGCCTTCCAAGCTAATGAAAAGAGTTTGAATCTCTTATCCCGCTCCAAACTTCTGCTGCTGCGCTGATAACGTAGCGTGGGGAATCTTCCCGGCAGAGGATAAATACTTGGGTGGTTCCCCGAAAGCAAGGGGATTAAATGACGGGATGGACCTGTCAGCCATCATGCGAGGTAGCCTAGATATGTTCACTGATCGTCGCCTAGTAGGGTTTGGATCAAAACAATCTATCCCACGGTTCATGTTGGTTCTACTAGGTCAACATTGAACGGCAATTGTAACAGTTGGGACGGCATTCGGGGGTGTCAGGAAAGGGACTTTTTGCTACGGCAAGGATATAAGTCTCACCACGGCCAATTAGTCCAGATGGCAGACCGGCAGATGCGGTGCTCTGCAACAGCACTTAAGGGGGTTCAATTCCCTCTCTGGACTCCATTTGACAAAGCCTTAGAAGTCTGTCATAAATAGAAGTGTTAAAACCCTCCCACATAAGGAAATGTAATGAGACTTCTAGCGGCAATTGGATTTGTTTTTGCTCTTTCTACTTCTGCCATGGCTGTAACTTATACTCAGGATGTTCCTGATTGCACCCGAAACGCCACCTTCGTCAAGGGAATTGAAAAGAAAGGTTTCGAACCTGTCTTGGTCATCGCGGATAAGCTGGTCAAGGATAAGTTCAGCGTCTTCTTTAACTTTAAAACCCGAGAGACGATGGTTCTTTCCGCATCCACCGAGGCCGACAAGGTTTGTGTCATCTCCTACGGCACCACGGAGATAAATTCCACCGTGGATATCGAGAAGCTTCGTAATCTTTTTGATTCAATTATTGTTGATAACACGGCGGGACCAAAGGCGGATTCCAAGTGAAGTATCTTATCGCATTTGTGATCACCGCCGTAGCTCTTCTATTCGCCTATGGGGTGGCCTTTGGAGAAGAGATGAGTGACGTATTTCAACGGGTGTCTCCCGCCGTCGTCACAATCCATGCAAAACAGATGAATGTTCTTGATTTGTCTGCCACGATGACCGAACTGGATACCGCCGTCAATGAAATAATTCTCAAGAAGCATAAGGAGAAGGATGTTCTCTTTCCTTATTCTCCAAAGAAAGGTGCTGGTATGATTGGTTCCGGCTTCATCATCAGCACCGATGGTCTGATCATCACCAACAATCACGTCATCGAAGGTTCTGGTAATAAAAACATCACCATCGTTCTTGAGGATGGATCGGAACGAGACGTGGACGTAATAGGAACGGATAAGGTAACTGATATCGCCGTTCTGAAGATTGCCAAGAACGAGACTGATCGTGAATTTCCCATCGTCGCCTTTGGTGATAGTGAAAAGATGAAGGTTGGTCAACAGGTTTTCGCCGTGGGAAGTCCCTTTGGAATTAATCATACCCTGACGGCTGGCGTCGTCTCGGCTCTTGATCGAGAAAATACTGATGGTCAGGACTCGATTTTTAATGATACGCTCCAGACTGATACGCCTATCAATCCCGGCAATTCTGGTGGTCCTCTCTTCAATATGAAGGGCGAAGTGATTGGAATTAATCAGGCCATCTTTTCACCAACGCATACATCTGCCGGTATTGGATTCGCCATTCCTTCGAAGTATGCCAAGCTGGTGGTAGCCGAGATTGTTAAGACGGGTGAATTCAAGCCGAAGCATATCGGTCTCGTAATCATTGAAAACACTGAGATGTTGGCGCTTGTGGCCGGGGATACCTTCTATAAGGGCATCCGACTTCAGGGGATCGTGGGTGAGAATGATAAGATTCTGGACCATAGCGATAAGCTGAAGTCTGGTGATATCATCATTATGATCGACGGCGTGTCAGTTTCTACTCCCGCCGCTCTCATCAAGGAAGTCGCCATGCACCAGATTGGCGACAAGGTGAATTTGAAAGTCATAAGAGACGGAAAACTCACTGTTGTCAGAGACTTAGTGATTCATTAAAAAAAGTCCGAAGAATGCTACATTCTTCGGACAAATCATTTGACAAGTTTTAAAAAGTCGCCTATAAAGGGTCATCGAATCAGTGATAGGAGATTTTAAATGTCAGTTTCGTCCAACGCCTCCATGATCGAAAAAATCAAGAAGCTTCTCGCCATGTCGAAAGACGCCTCGGTTACCGAGGAAGAGGCGATGGCCTTCATGAACAAGGCGCAGTTGCTTCTCGCCGCCCATAACCTCGATATGTCGATGGTCACCGAGGAAGCCCAAGAGGCCGACATGGCCACCATGGACAAGACCATTTACGAGACTTCCTATGGTCATATCAAGTGGCGTCAGACCCTCATGGGTGCCGTCGCCAAGCTGTTCTTCTGCAAGGGCTACATCAACACCAGCACCGAATATGGTAAGACTGGAAACCTGAAGCGCGTCGCCAAGTTCGTCTTCGTCGGCAAGGAACACAATCGGGCCATCGCGATTTCGATGTTCGAATATCTCGAAAAGACCGTCGTTCGTCTTTCCCGCAAGTTCTCGTCGGATGCCACGCAGCGTTATCACTTCGAACAGGGTTGTGGTCTGCGTCTGACCCGTCGCGTTTACGACAAGATCGAGGCGGTGGTGGTGGGGATTACCCCGGCTGGCGAGAAGTCCAACCTTCCCGCGCTGTATTCCACGGAATTGGCGCTGGTCGAGGAATTCCTTGGTGATATGGATTGGGCCAAGAAGCGCAAGCAACGCGCCATTGCCCTCAATTCGGCCTCCATGGCCGGTCATCACGCAGCCAACACCATCTCCCTCGATAACCAGTTGGGTGGTGGATCACGCTCCAGTGGCAACCTTCCCGCTGCCAACAAATTCCTTCTCAAGTGAAGGAATTTGTGATACACTACGAAAATCCGAAGTATGGAATTTCAGGATATGAAACCATCTATGCTTCGGATATTCGGGATGCCAGACAGAAATTTCTGGATATCAGCAAGGGGCTCACGATCTATATCATAAGGATCGAAGGTGAGCATATGGTGGCAAACACCTATTGTGAGTGAGGGAGAAGCTAAATGAAATTTACTTGGGAACAAGAAGATGTCAGAAGTGGTTCCACTTTCGGCTTTCATAAAGAAGACGAAACCTTGAAGATGGTCGAAGTCATCCTAGACGGAAAGAATGTCTGGGGTTACGTCAATGAAGAGCATAAGGTGTTCATCGTTGGAGATGGTTCCCCGCAGGAGTTGGCCGAATATTTAAATAATAACAAGGCGTATATCATCCCGCCTGTTAAGTCGCTCCTGTAGTATCACCCTTTATACACTCAATGGAGTCTGTGTATCTTGGACTCTGTTGGGAAGGGCCGATGTTCCGGCACATTCTTGTGACCAGATAGTTTCCGGCAATCTGTGGATCGAGGGGTTGTGGCGACGTGATATTAATCATTTCGGGGATATTTAATTGAATGACATCCCCGGCCTTGACCAGCGCGTCGCCATTAACCTTGATCTTCACTTGCGTCTGCATAAGATTTGAGATATAACCAAGCTGGTTAGGCGTCATCGTGTCGATCCCGGTGAAGGGACGGCTGGCAGTGTCAACAGGGATCATCGAAGCCGATCCATATTTGTTGCCATATTTCGACGTGAAGGCGTCAGAGTTGAAGCCGCTGCTCGGTGGCGCGACATCCTTATATTGATATTTTCGTGTTCTGATATTATAGGTCGAGACCCGCTGCTTCAATCCACCCATCGAGATTCTTTCGGTCGAGGAAGCAATCTGCGGCACGTCAAGCGCGATGATATTGGTGCTGGTGTCGGTATAGATAGAATGACCCACGGTATCCTGATGCAAGAAGGTCTTGATCGGCCCCTGCTTCAGCATCCCTTCCATCGTTTTAAAATACATCCCCAGCGCATTTTCAAAATAAAGAAATGTCGATGAGGGATTCGAGGCCGACACCGCTCGGCGTCGCACCATGTCAATGGCCTTGAACGGATCGTAGTTTGGGATCATGATGTTCTGGGTGCCGCTCGTTGATTCGGTCGAGAGAGACTTCCCACTCATTAAAAAGTTTTTATGGATATCGGAAACGATGGAGGCGATATCGGTCTGATAATTCTTTTGAACGAAGTTCGTCTTGGCATACATCGTCTCTTCCCCAACGCCATGCAGGGTGTAGATTTTTGACTTTGTGGAGCCCTCGCCGTGGATGTTGGTGATCTGATCAAGGGCGAAGGTATATGAGGCCATGGTGCCTCCGGGAGCCCCGAAGGTGGTCGTCACGGTCTCGTCTCCGATGATGTTCATGTTGCCCAGCACGTCATTCACGTCGAAGACGGTAATCTCGGCAATGGCGTTAGGCACGAAAATACTTTCAAAAACTTTCATGGTGGCAAACATCGATCCGAGGTCTAAAGACCCTCTGGGTGACGACATCGTTAGGTCGGTGATGAATACGTCGCCGGGGTTATAGCCGGGAATCATGAATTAATAGCCTTCTGTAAGGCGTCGGAAACCTTGGTCTCATATCCACTGATCAAAATATTCAAAACCTTATTGCTTTCGTTCATATTCGTTTCATAGTCGAAGACGTAGACAGGACTATAAAACACATCTTCTTCTGGTGGAATGGTGTCGAAGGATAATATGGTCACGGCGTTGGCGTTTGGAATAGTTATTAAAGCATTGGACTGGCTTCCCTGAATCGAAAAGGCAGCGGCGTTGACGACCCCGTTGGGGAGATAATATCCCGAGACGTGCTGAACGTTCAGAACATTATTCGTGCATACCGCAACCTGTCCAGAGCCCACCAGATTGGCACCATAATTGATGGCGACGATTTCATTGTTGGTGAATTGTGGGATCGTGTTGGTGAAATTAAAAGAAACCAAATGATTCGTATTGATCGTCCAATCTTCCTGAATCCGGCTATAGCTCGTCACCGATCCAAACCCATCAAGATTCGGCTGATAATATTTCATCAGCGAGGGGTCGAGGGCATCAAAATACGCCACGGTCACACGGTCGGTGTTTAAAAACCAATTATTTGTATAGTACATGACGGTCTGGGTTGTCAGAGGAATGTTGGTGTATTTCTGATACATGTAATCCTGAAACTCTTCATTATTCATATACCACTGTCCATAGGGATCATAGATTTGGTTTGTCAAGAACAAAATCCACTCCTGATAGGGGTCTTGATAATATTTTCTGGATATCTGATCAGTTCTTTCATTATTATCGATGGTCACAGGATAATAAAAGAATGGATTTTGGAGGTCTGTATTGGATATGACGGCGCGTCTGGTGATATCCACCACAGGCATCCCATTATATGAAGTAAGAGGGAATTTTGAAAAATATGTATCCATGGATTAACTACCACTTGCTGGAGAAATTGCTGTTGTCGTCGTTTCATTTGTGGGTGGTTTGAAATTTAGATCGGCGGGATCGAGCATATCCTTCTTGAGGAAATATTCAATTTCAAGAAGCTGAATGGTGAATTCAATAGCCGATGGCGCATTGGATGATCCGACGAATGATGGTGTGGTGCCGGGAGCATAGTTGGCGACGGCACCCTGAATCACACAATGTTTAAAACTGTAGACATATCCTTGAGGAATGATCGTGGGTCTCACGACATCGGGATATTGCAGCAACGATCCTGCGGTGGCCTTATTGGTGTCGGGAAGCTGATGATATTTAAATTTGTTAATGATATATTTTATCGTGTTGGATTCCTGAAGATTATTAGGCATGAATTTCCAGACGAAGGTATGTCTTTTAAATGTTGGAGCACTGAATAGAACCGTGAGATAGGGGTTGACGGCGAGACCGGCTGTCTGGAAAATTCTGTTGGCAGCATTACCGAGGCCAACCGATGTTCCAAGGGTATTCGTGATATTTGATGCCGCACCAACGGCTCCTGCCGCGCCGAGGCCATATATCGCGGCTCCAAGCTCCTTGAGAGCCCCATACATGAAGTTGGATTGGTTATTCCTATAGGAACCCACCATACCGTCCAGCGCCGCGCCTAGGGCGGGATTTGTAGGATCAGAATCCTGATAACCGATACTCTGGTGATCCACGATATTCGTGGGCAGGGGCAGGACGATGGTGCCGAGCGGCTTGGTGAAAACGTTGTCGAAAATGGTCGGTCTTTGGTATTGATAAAAATCAAATTTCATACAGAAATCGTTGTCAGTCGATCCTGATCTTAAAAGATCGGTAGGATATAACGTGGTCTGGGAAGCATTATAATCTGTTGCGTTGGTCGTGAAGGCAAGAGTAGATGCCTCTGCTGCGGCTGTTACCAGCGCCGCGCCGCCGCCAACAAGTTCAATGACGCCACTAGCAGTCTCAATAGCACTCAATATAGTTGTTAAAGTGGCCAAGTTCGTTCCTTTTGATAAATATTACAAACATATTTATTGGAAAGAATGAATGGCCAGATACCATCAAGGAATGTTCAGGGCGAAGAACCCACAGAAATATAAGGGTGATCCTTCGAACATCGTCTACCGATCCTCATGGGAATTAAAACTTTATATGCAGTTCGATTCCCGGCCCGACGTGCTGGAGTGGTCATCGGAAGAAGTTATAGTTCCCTACATCTCTCCCAAGGACAACAAGAAGCACCGATACTTTCCTGACGCCGTGATCAAGATTCGGGATCGGAACGGAGTTATTAAAACTATCATGGTCGAAATAAAACCCTTCAAACAGACTCTTCCGCCTGTCAAGGGAAAAAGAATGTCTAAAGGGTTTATTAATGAGGTTCTGACCTATGCCGTCAACGATGCGAAGTGGAAGTATGCCCGAGAGTTTTGTAAGACTCGTGGCTGGGACTTCCAGATCATCACAGAGAATGAGCTAGGCCTATAATCAATGTCTTGGTGGGGGGATATAGAATCACCGCAAATAATTCACGTCAAGGACGACCAAATCAACCGCGAAGTAAATGAAGAGGCATAGGGATACCCAATATGCCACCATCCTCACGGTTATATCCGACACATCCTTGGCGTTGATAACGAAGAGGACCAACAAGACGATGCATATTAAGTCCTGTAGATTTGACCAGAACAAATTCATTCTCCAAACTTCTTCTTCAGTTCATCATATTGACGACGCTCTTCCTCGACGCGCCACTTTTCCCACTTCTCTTCCTTGGCGATACGGACTTCCATCTGAACATTGGTCTCTGGAACAGACCGACAAAGGCCGGTATAACACCTGTCTGACGTGGAAAAATTATCCTGATAATCCTTGATGAAGCAGTTGTCGCCATGTTCCGCCTTCAGTTCTTGTAGATAGGTGATGGCCCTGTCGATGGTCTCGCCATCTAAGTCGAGACTTCCGATCACCATAATATCCACGTTCTGTCGTGTGCTAGAATACTCCAAATAAGTGTAAGATACAACAAATCAAAATAATTGAAAACCAAATTTGGTGTTCAGTCATCGTCATTCGACCCTCCAATATAATCTATTCGAGGCCAATAGTAAACCATTCCGAGACCCATATTGTCGCTTCTCCAGCTATCTAGGTGGTGAGGGAACACATCCTCGTGTTCACGCCCAATGAAAAACCCGATTTGCATCAGGTTAATGTCGTTCCCAGAGATGGCCAGACAGGAAGCGCCATACATAGCACGGCCTGAATAGGACCGAACCGTGAAGTCATATTCCTCGGCCAGACTTTCCAGCGCCACCTGTAGAGGATGCTTTTGCATGGAATCACTCCTTCCAAGAAATACGAACCTTGAAGCCATCCAATCTGAACCCATTGACGCAATATTTGTCCACGACATATCCGAGAGAACAGAAGTGTGATTCTGTATCGACGGCACATGCATACGTCATCATGGGAGTTGTTAAACTATAACTACCATTTAATGCACGTTCTCGAATATCCTTCTCGATCTTTTCATAAAAATTCAGTTGACGAGGCATTATGGCTCTAATATCTTCAGCCGTGAGGCTGGTGCGGCGACGCATGAGGTTTCCTTTCACCAACGAATTGAAATAAGACGATTAGCAACCTGCTCGTCGCCAAAATCACTTATTCCTACGTGGGCTTCGAAGCCCAGAGCCGTAAATCTCTCCTGAAGAGAAACAGCCTCTTCTTCAAAAAAATACATTGCGTAATGAAGAACTCGATATCCACCCTTGGCCAGAATGACTATTTGATCCTGCATCAGTTCGAAGGTGGAAGGCTTCTTCGGCATCATTTCTTGTATGTCACTAGCACGATATTCCATTTTAAATCTCCTTCTCAATCGATTGAAGTGCGGGGTCCACCCTTGATATATCCGGCAGCAAGATAGCTCTCCACCTTGTCGGCGTCTACCC